CAGTAGGATCACTTAAATCTTTACCTAATAAATCACTATTAAATTTATCATAATCACTTCTAATACCAGTTAATACTTTAGTATCTTGTCCTTGTAGAGCTTGCTGGTTAAGTAGTTCATCATTGTATAAATCTAATTTACCTTGAGTTTGATCATATTGACCCTGTCTAACATTTAAAGCATTCTGCATTAATTGTAAATTCTCAGGTATAAACTGAGATACATACTGTTGTGGAGCAGGTTGATAAAATCTATTAATTTTTCCCATAATTATACGTTATTTGAACCTATTAGTCTAACCTTACCTGTAGCTGGATCAATTTCATATTTACCAGTTTTTAATAGATTCTCTATATATCCTTGTTGCATTTTATCAGCTTTGTTATCTCTAGAGAATTGAGCAATGTTGCTACCAATACCAGATATTCCTTGAGCTAGAAATTGATCTTTCATAGCTTCATTCTGACTATTCATTTGACTCTCTTGATTTCTTAATCCTAAGTTATATTGTTCAGCTTGATTAGCTAATCCAGTATTCTGATTATCTTGTTGTTGCATAATATCTCTAGTAGCTCTCTCTTGACCTTGAGTAAGAGATGTATTAGCAGCTATCATATTAGATAAAGATTGTCCAGAACTTGTAGAACCTTTTCTAATAGACTCTCTTGCTATATTAGCAGCAGAAGCATATTTATCTTCGGCATTCTTAAGAGCTTTGGAGTAATCATATTTTTGAGGATTAATTTGTCCAAGATCTACTTGTTCAGCACCTTGTAATCCTTTACCTATATTATATATATTACCTGCATTTTGAGCAGCAAACATTCCTATTTTACCCCAATCTACTTTACTACCTTCTTGATTAGAATTATTATTTACATTAGGAGATTGACTATATTGTTCTAATGCTATATTAGAAGCTTCTACGCCATTATCAACTGTAGGTTGAGAATTAGGATAATTATAAAATTCTCCTTCATTAGGAGTTCTCATAAACCCTTGTTGACTAGCTCCTGAAGCTAATGCTCCAATATCAGGATTTTGTGCTTGATTAATAGCTTCAAATGAATTTAAATCTAATCCCCATTGAGCTTGTATCTTTCCGCCATAAGCTTTTTGTTTTAAATTAGGAATAAATGCTTCAGGAGTTTCTTCTATCTGTTTTTGTAAATCAGATCTTGGCATTTCACTTATTCCATATTTCTTAGCATACATACTAGCCATATTAGGATTAGATGGTTGCCAATGTTCTTCACCTGTAATACGTCCCTGTCTTTTTTGATAAAGGTTATTACCTTCATATTTAAATTCTGGTGTAAACGATTTATCAGAAAGAACAGGTGCCTTAGGTGTGGTAATAGGAGTTCCTTGATAAGACCAATTACCTCCTTCAGTATTAACAAATTCCATCCCTGTATATTTCTTAACAGCATCAAAATATGATTTATCTACAGGAATATCATTCATCATTTTTAAAGCTTGATCTGCAGTAGGCGTTTGACCAGATGTTAAACGCTGACCTTTCATTAAGGTCAATACTTGATCTGGGGTAGTTATATTAGCAAACATTTCAGGTGGATATTGTGTCTTTTCACCTTCTATATTATTTCCATTCTCTAATACTGGATCTCCTTCTAATTCTCCCCCAAAAGCTTTTTGAAATTCAGCTTGTTGAGTAGCTTGCATTTTTTCCTTTTCAGATTCATGCATAGCCATAAGACCTTTCATTTCTTTTTCTTTAGCTTTCTTTTCAAAGCTATCATTCTCACGCTTATATTTATTAGCAATCTTTTTAGATGCTTCGGCAAATGTATATTTTTTTCCTGGAATTTTAATTCTATCAGAAAAAATATAATCTTCCCATCTAGTTTCTTTATCTTCTACTTGAGCATTAGGTCCTACATCAATTCCACCTCTAGGATTCTCTTCGTGAGTACCTCCACCATTATATTGAGTTAATTCTCCACCTTGAGCCATTTGGGAATTAAATGCTCCTTGTGCACCTAACCCACCTACTGTACCAGCTAATCCAGCAGTTTGTCGCATTGCTGCAGCTTGTTCAGGATTTTCAGCTAACTCATTAGAAGCTATTTCTCCAGCTCCAGATGCCATCAACCCTATTCCTACTGGAGCTGCTGCACCTGTTGCAGTTAAAGCTGCTCCAACGCCAGTTTTTAATAGTGGTACTGCATTATCTTTTAGAAAACTTCCTAATCCGTATTGATTAGTTTGAGTAACATCATCTTTAATATCATATTGCTTTATAAGCTTTGATAGATTGATTGATTTTTTAGCCATGTTTATTGAGTAATTAGTAAAAGTAAAGTATTATAATGAAACAAACAAATATTATTTATAATACTTCATAATAAGGTTTATTAAAATTTATAATTTAATTAATGTGGAGTTATCCTAAATTCATATTGAATATCATGTAATACCATTCTCTCATTAGAATTAGGAGTATGAGTAAGAATAAGTTTAACAAAGTAATCTCTCATTCTAGCATCCTGATTAGGAGACGTAATATCTCTAGGAAATGTAGTTCTCCAACTTCTAAATCTTCTTTTTATGTTAGCATCTGGTACAAGAGATATTACACCAGTGTCCTGATGGTCATTAATCACTTGTAAGCTATCCAAAGTTAAATTAGATTGATCTATATCATTTATAGATATCTCACCCTTATATTCAATATTATCAAATATAGCAGTCATATCTTGAGCAGGATTAAGTATAAGTTCTATAACAGAAGGATATACTGTACCAAAGAAATTATTCTTTTCTCCTTCATATTGAACATACCCTTTAGTAAGTTCGGGATTAATAGCAAGAAGTTTACCATGAGATTCTAAATACATACTAGGAATACAATCACTAAATGACTCAAAGCCTTGTAAGTTCTCATTATATATAATGGTATAGTCTACATCATCTTTAGCATCCAAGAATGTCATATGAACTCTATTTCTAACTTTATCAAACATTCCGTGAATACCTTTACCTAAAAGAGTTCTATCACTCTTTAAGAACTGACCATTAAGTTTACGAAAGGTTGAATGTAATCCCTCTATATCACTAACAGGTTTAGGTCCATCAGAATATCTAACCCATTTATTAAGTATGTCATCATAATGATGTATAGACATTCCTGTAGGAACTACTGAAAACTTTTGTCTAGTTCCAGTATTTCTAGATATATATCCGTAGTCATCTAGTATTCCTCCAGAACCTAATGTAAATGATACACCATCTTCATCATTCATTACAGCTCTATCATTTATAGATGCTGCACCAAAAGCAGTATCCTGATAGAAATGGAATATATCTCTAGCAGTAGTTATTTTATTAATCTGACCATATTGACCATCTACTTCTGTGTAATTATTCGGTAGCCATATTTTCCAACTATCCAATAATTCCCCATCTAATTTTCTTTCACTAGCCCATATTCTATGAGGATGTTCTACTATATCCCTATCTATAAATCCAGCAGGGTAGAAAATAGCTTTAACTTCATTCTGTTTAGCGTAATGAAATGGAACAACATAGTTTTTTTTACCATTTAATAAAATAGTATTTACACCGGATAAAGCATCTCTAGTAGTTTTATCTCCATAACATCCCTCTACTTGATACTCAGTATTAATAGGAGTCTCGCAAGGAAAACTTATTCCCATATGCTTTTTAGCAGCGGACTGGGGGACTATAGAATTACCTTCATTAAATGATAGATATTGGTAATTAAATTGAGTAATATATACATCTCCTCCAAACACAGTATTAATATTTATATCATTAGAATCTTCGTATATAGGCTTATATGACCCTGTACTAATATAAGCATTCCTAGATCTAGCTTCATTAGTGTTACCTCCATATTGATTCAATAAAGATCTTTCATAGCTAACTTCTCTCCACCATGTATCAGCACTAATATTACCAACATTTGATGGTAAAGGAGGATTAGTAATAAATCCCTGTCTAGCATCAGCTATCTGTGTAGGGGTATAATATGAAAATATTGAATCTATATCCATTATTTGCTTATCGTCCCCTATCCCAGCGGGAAATCTTATTGGAGACGAATCAAATGATCCTGACATATTTATAAAAGTATCTCCTGGAAAAGATAGTGAGGCTGAATATTTAAAATTTCTAAGATAGCTCTCCCCACTAAAGACATCTTCTTGCGTAATATCTTTAACTTCTGCAGTACTAGATGTAGCTGGATACCATTCAAATCCTAATATTAAATTATAAGCTTGACTTTTATTTGATAATGAGCTATTAATAGCCATAAATCCTCCAGTTTCATAATTTGTAGCTCCAGTAGGAGATGTCTCAGTACCTCTCAAATCCTTATAGAATCCTATAGTTCTAATTTTATCTAATCCCGACTTATAAGTATAGGATGTTTGATTTCTCAATAGACTAGTTGGAGATATTATCAATGCTGTTTTTAAACTATTTGTATCCGATGTCACACTTGGTTCAAAAGGAAGTCCCCATATCTGACCAACATTACCTGCTACTCCCACATTAGTATAACTATCAATTAGGGATGGTAAAGGAATTCCTCCTGCATCTCTAAGACTAGTTCCAAATTGATTTGTGAAATGGGTTAATAATCCAGTACCCAATCTAGTCTTATTTGACTCATCTCTTTTAACTCTAACTATTTCGTAACCAGAAATTAAATTCTTAATTGGTTCAATATTAACTTCAAATTCTACTCCTAAACTTTTACCTATTATTGGAGCATCATTGCTATACTTACCGTTTATATTTATCCATTCTCCAGTTAATACATTATGCTTAGTTATACCATTTGTACCAGAATCCTCATAAGCTTCTGGTAATCTAATATCCCCTATCCATTTAACATTTAATGGATTACCTTGCTTATCATAAAAAACTATTCCGAATCTATATACTTCTCCCCTGGCATATCCTGTGTATGCTCCACAAATTAATGGACTTTTAAAATTTTGACGACTAGATTGGTGAATTCTATTTTCATCATTTAGAGTTTTAAAATTAGAATTATTATATATAGGAGCATCATTAACTCTACCTATTGTAAAAATATCATATTCTCCATTGGAAGGTAATCCTCCTGATAATCCCGATATACGAGATCTTATAGGAATTTCCTTATTTATAATCTTATATTTTATATTCAATCCTTCTCCACCTAATGTGACTCCATCAGATTGATACTTATATCTATTGGTATTACTAGGTATATCTGCGT